AGTACTGAAAAGTCATCTCCTTTTGAAAATAACACATAGTCTTGGCCATACACCAATCCGGACATATCATTAGCAAATTTGTTGTAAAGTGCCATACGTATGGTATTTGCTAATGTAGTATCACAATCTCCGGAAAACACGGTTCCTAGCACTTTGTATGTGAGATATGTCTTAGGTTTTCCGTTAACGTGATACTTAACATCCATTGTTTTGTAGTGGAGTTGAGAGTATTTCATGAAATCTTCTTTTGGTACATGATACACCTTGTCTGCTACTCTCCTGTATATATATCGATCTACTGCTTTTAAAGCTATATCCTGTGAGTTATCAAATGCTGATCCATCACCCTCCACTACTTTGGTAAATCCCATGGCAAGGTACCGATTTATATCTTCTGCCATTTCTGTCAAGTTCTTGCCTCCACAATAACCTGGTAGTTTGTGTGCTGCTATTTCCTCAAGTTGCCAAGTTATTGGTCCCATTGTGTATTTGATTCTCTGTGGTATTGAACAGACCATTCTGGGTTTACCATCTATAGGCTGTAGTTCTGCTTTAACTATTGCTTCATAATGTTCAGTTAGTATTCTTGCTTTTTCTTGGGATGTATAAGTGACTTCAAATAAAGGTGCTTTCTGATAGTACAGCCTTATGGGGTCAATGGCTCTTTGCTTCTGTGCTGGTAAGTGAGAATACCATTGAGCCTCATTATATGAGAAATCGTCTAAATCCTCACCTAGGTACTTTTCTATTTGATCAACGGCATATTCATAAAACTGCTTAGCTATTTTGGCATTAGGTGCTGGGGCTGTTTTCATTTGACGCTTTGCTGCTGCAAATAGTGTTTGCTTGTTTTTCCCATACATCATAACTTCATCTTTAACGTTGTCATGTTTACACCCCAGTAGTTTTTCAAATCCTATTTTCCTAGGTGCATCATCATTGATAGCACAAACTGGTATGTTGTTTATTGTATCACCATAATACTGATAAGTTTTGGGCATTGTTTCATTAAATTCATACACTTCAGGATGTACAGTTTGTGCCAGTTGTTGCAAATCCTTGTCATTTAGATGAATCAATAGTTTAGGGAATCCTCCAGCACTGGGTTCTTTGATAAACCGATCTTCTTCTTCTATTAGTAGTCCCAGTTTGCAGTATGTCTGAAGGATTGGGAAGTCTTCATCTATAATTGCTGATTTAGGGATTTCTCGTAAAAATGGATGTAAATTCCTTCTCATTGATTTAAG